CTTTATTATAAAATATATAAAAAATTTTATTAAAAAAAGGAGAAAATTATTATTATGACCGATAATGCTCGTAAAGTTTTTGATTACCTCAAGACCAATTATGGAAAGGATATTACTGCTCAGGCAATGGCTAAGGACCTTGGTATTTCTATCAATGCTGTCACTGGTTCTGTGAATGGTCTGTGCCGCGACACCAAGCATCCTGCTTATGCTGTTCGCAAGGAAGTTGAGGTTGCTGGTGAGGATGGTAAGACTTCTACTATCAAGTATATTAGTCTGACCGATGAAGGCCTTGCTTTCAATCCCGCTGAGGCCGAGTAAGCAATTTTATATAGATAATAAATATGGGATAAACACATATTATAAAAGGTGTTTATCCCTTTTTATTCCTATACTGCTTCAACTCAAATAAATTATAACTAAAATGGAGAAAATGTAAAATGAATCAGACAGAAAATAAAGTAAAAATTGAAGGAATACTCTCAGAAATAAATGTGCGCGAAGGAGAGTTCAAGCAGAAGACTACAAATGTGATGATGCCATATCTTTCTGGCGACATCAAGGTTAGAGTAAAGTAGATTGTAAATAAGGTTCCTACTGAAGAGGAAGTTCCTATTTCTTTCTTTGTTACTAAATACAAAAAAGACGGTGGAGAGAATCCTGCTTATAAGTCTGTAAATGATTTGCGTAATAACTTTGTAAGCTTGGCCGCCGCAGAAACTCCTGAACAGGCTGATTGCGTTCGTATTACTCTTGCTTCAATTCGTGAAAATATGTTTTATGGTAGAGATGGACGTTTTGTCTCTATGCCTCAGATAAATAGTTCTTTCTTCAATAAGATTAGTCGCACGGAATGCACTCCTGATGCTTCTTTCCAAGCAGTTATTTGCATTGGAAATATAAAGGAAGAGATTGATAAGAATGGCGACCCAACTGGTTCTCTTATTATTCAGGGCATTCTTCCTCAGTATGGTGGCAAGGTTGATGTTGTTGATTTCTACGTGCGTTCTCCTGAAGCCGTTGATTTTATTTCTACCAACTGGAAGCAGGGTGACACAGTTCGTGTCGCAGGCAAAGTCAATTTTAGCGCAACTACAACTTATACCGAAGAGGAAATGGGTTTTGGTGAGCCTGTTATAACTCCTCATACTGTTTCTGTGCGTGAGCTTATTATTACTAGCGGTAGTCCGAGCGGTTTTGAAGGAGATATGGCCCTTGATACAAATGAAATTGCGACAGCCCTTCAGGAACGTCAGCAGAGAATTCTTACTCTAAAGAAGAATAGCGAAGCTCCAAAGACCACAAATAATTCTAATGCTGCTTTCAATGCCCTCGGTTTCTAATTGAGGGTATAAGGAGGTAGTTTTATGATAGATTTATTAAACTTACAGCCAACTGTTATTAGTAGGGATTTGCGCAGTAAATACCTCCTGATTTACGGTCAGCCAAAAGTTGGAAAAACTAGTTTTGCTGCGCAGCTTCCTAATAACCTTATCTTCAGTTTTGAAATCGGAACCAATGCTCTTTCCGGTATTTATGCTTTGCCCATTACCAAATGGAGCGATTTGAAAATCGCTATAAAGCAATTGGAAAAACCAGAAGCTCGTGAAAAGTTTCATACTGTAACCTTTGATACCGTATCTGTTGCATATAGTCTCTGTGAAAAGTATATTTGTGCGCAGAATGGTGTTCAGTCTATTGGTGACATTCCCTACGGTAAAGGTTACATGCTTACCCGTATTGAATTTGAAGAAACTCTTCGTAAAATTTCTATGATGGGATTAGGTATAATCCTTATCGCTCATGCTTCGCGCCGTGTTGAGAAACAGGCTGATGATAGTGAGATTGAGTTTTTTAGTCCTGATCTTGATAAGCGTTGTTATGCTATTGTCAATCAGCTTGTTGATATAATTGGATATATTGATATCGTTTTCAATGAGGATGGTTCTACCTCTCGTTGGTTATATACTCGTCGCACTCCTACAGTAATGGCAGGTTCTCGTTGGAAGTATCTTGACCCTAAGATACCTTTTGGCTATCAAGAACTTGTTGATGCAATTGGACGTGCAATTGAACGTGCGGAAAAAGATGATGGTGCTATCGTCGTAGATGAGCGTGCGATGACGACTGAAAAAGAGCGTAGTTATGATGAAATTCGTAATGAGGCTGAATCACTTTGGGGTAAGCTTATTGAAAAAAATCCCGAAAATGCAGATAAGATAATGGCTATTGTTGAAAAAGTCTTTGGGCAAAGGATAAAGCTATC